CCTCGCTCGCGGTGTCTACGGGTTCTGAACTTTCCTGCACCGAATCTGCCCGCCATGGGCCGATCACCATCCCGTCATGGGAGGCCCCCGAATGCCTGGTCCACTACCTCAGAAGACTCGCCGACGCACCAATGAGCCGACGATTCCGACGACGAATCTTCCCTTGAGTGGCCGGCAGGGCCCTGCGCCCTCGGTTCCGACCTGGATGGAGCTCGGCAAGTCTGGCTCGGCATGGTGGAGGTGGGCATGGTCTACACCGCAGGCCGCGGCATGGGGGACGAATGTCGGGCAGGAGTCGATGGTCGCCCGGCGAGCCTCGCTAGAGGATGACCTGACGGCGCTGGCGAAGGTCAACGGCATCGACGTCAGCGAGATGGGCGAAGACGCGAATCTGCGAGAGATGCGCGCCGTCATCGCGAACCTCGCCTCGCTGGCAACGGGGAAGTTGCAGATCCTGCGAGAGATGCGCGAGCTCGACGATCGCCTCGGTCTGACCCCGAAAGGTATGGCCGCACTGCGGTGGGTTGTCGTTCAGGACACCCCGGCGGAGACCCCGAAGCAGGAGGATCTTCCGGCCGGCGTGGCGTCGATGGACCGCCGTTCGCGGTTGACCGATGCCTCATGAACTGATCCGAGCCGAAGGCCACGACCGCAACCGGTCGCTCGGCTGGCTCGGATTGGCATGGATCGAGCACTTCTGCGTCCACGGCCCCGGCGATGTCCAGGGCCGATCGCTGAACCCGAACCTTGGGGACTCTCTCCCGCTGGATGACGAGTTCGCGGGCATCATCGTCGACAACTACGCGCTCGAATCAACCGGGCGCCGGATGTACGACTCAGTCTTCACCTCGCGCGCGAAGGGCCGGGCAAAGTCCGAGCTCGCCGGGTTCGAGGTGCTGCTCGAGGGCTTCGGTCCTTGCCGGTTCGCCGGGTTCGCCGAGGGTGGCGAGCAGTTCAAGTGGCGCGATTTCACCTACACCTACCAGCCGGGCGAGCCGATGGGCCGCCCGATCGTCTACCCGGTGATCCGCTGCCTGGCCACTGAAGAGGGTCAGGCGGGGAACACCTACGACAACGTCTACTTCAACCTCACCGAGGGCCCGCTTTCGGAGGGCCTCGCCTCCAATGTTGCGGGTCTGACCCGGACCCTGCTCCCGCACGGTGGGGAGATCATCCCGTCCACCGCATCGAACGCGGCGAAGGACGGCGGCAAGGAGACCTTCGTGGTCTTCGACGAGTCGCACCTGTACATCCTTCCGGAGTTGCGGCGGATGTACGCAACGGTCCGAAGGAACCTCGCCAAGCGGAAGTCCGCCGAGCCGTGGTCGCATGAGACCTCAACGATGTACCTGCCGGGTGAGGATTCGGTAGCCGAAGAGAGCCACAAGCTCGCCAAGCTGATCCTGGCCGGCAAGACGAAACGCTCGAGGCTCCTGTTCGATCACGTCGAAGCGCCTGCGGACGTGGACCTGACCGACGAGAAGTCGCTCCTCAGTGCGCTCCGCGAGGTGTACGGCCCATTCTCCGAGTCGATGGATCTGCAACGGATCATCGACGAGATCTGGGACCCACGTAACGACGTCTCGGACTCCCGCCGCTACTACTTGAACCAGCCCACATCGGCAACCGACGCCTGGGTGACGCAGCCCGAGTGGAAGGCGTGCCTCGCGGCTGACAAGGTCATCGCCGACAGGGAGCCGGTCACGCTTGGTTTCGACGGTTCGCGCAAGCGAGCCCGCGGGGTAACTGACGCAACGGCGCTCATCGGGTGCCGTGTCTCCGATGGCCACCTGTTCGAGATCCAGGTCTGGGAGCAACCGACCGGCCCAGCCGGCGCGGACTGGCAGGTTCCCGCAGTCGAAGTTGACGCGGCTGTTCGGTCGGCATTCTCCCGCTACAACGTGGTCGGCTTCTACTGCGACCCGGCGAAATGGGAGACCTACGTCGCGGGGTGGGAAGCGGCCTACAGCGACAAACTCAAGGTGAAGGCTTCCCGTGAGCATCCATGTGAGTGGTGGATGACCGGTGGTCGCGCCTCGATCACCGTGAGGGCACTGAGGGAGTTCCACAACGCACTCACTGACCGGGAGATGACCCACGACGGGTCGCACCACCTGACCAAGCATGTCCTCGCTGCACGCCGCCGGCCTTCACGGGTCGGTCTGCAGATCAGCAAGGAGAACCCCGACTCCCCCAACAAGATCGACGCCGCCATCGCTGCTGTCCTCGCCTGGACAGCGCGGGTGGATGCGGTCTCCAAGGGCATCGGCAAGGCAACAAGGCCCGCGATCCCGCGGCGCATCCGCTGAAGGGAGGGTTAAACGTGCCGATCGACGTAGAGACGGCCCTATCTCCCGGCTGGTGGATGCTACGGCTGGCCCGCAAGCTCGAGTACAAGCAGCCGGACCTGGAACTCCTGGACAGCCACTACCGCGGCAACCCGCCCCTTCCCGAAGGTGCGGAGAACGCACAGTCGGCGTACAAGGCATTCCAGAAGAAGGCCCGCCTGAACCTGGCCGAACTCGCCGTCGATGCCGTGCTGGACCGGATGATCCCGGTCGGGTTCCAGACCGGCGCCGAGGGCGACGAGGCAGGAGACGCCGAGGCCCGCAAAATCTGGGTCGCCAACGGGCTGGACGTGGAGGCTACCGAGGTCCACCGCAACATGCTGGTCCTGCGAGACGGGTATGTCATCGTCGGCGCACCGGACCCCGAGACCGGCATCCCGGTCATCACTGCCGAGGATCCGCGCCAGGTGGTGTCGTTCCACGATCCGGTGCAGCAGCGCAAGATCCGCGCCGGCGCGAAGTTCTTCCATGACCCCGAACTCGAGCGCGACTTCGCCTACCTCTACATGCCGGGCCACGTGTTCGTTGCCTCCCGCGAAGCGCGGTATACGACCAAGCACCCATCGGTTCGATTCTCGTCGAGCGGGTGGGAATGGGATGCCGACCGAGGCGGTGCCGATGGTCTGGCGCTGCCTGACGGCAACGAGACTGCGATGCCGCTGGTGAGGTTCCGGAACAAGTCGGGACTGGGTGAGTTCGAGACCCACATCGATGTGCTGGACCGGATCAATCACATGATCCTGCAGCGCATGGTGATCGCCACCTTCCAGGCGTTCAAGCAGCGGGTCCTGAAGGTCAACCCCGAGGACATGCCCGAGAAGGACCCCGATACGGGCGAGGTCATCGACTACGACAAGATCTTTTCCGCTGACCCAGGTGCACTGTGGCGGCTCCCTGCCACGGCGGACATCTGGGAGTCCGGGCAGGTCGACCTGCAGCCGATCCTCAGTTCGGTGAAGGACGATATCCAGCACTTCGCCGCGGTGACCCGCACGCCGCTGTTCTACATCACACCCGACGCCGCGAACGGGTCCGCGATGGGCGCCGAGCAGATGCGGGAAGGTCTGGTCTTCAAGGCCAAGGACCGACGCAGGCGCGCGGAGCCAAGCTGGAATCAGGTGATGGCGCTCGCGTTCCGCTTCCAGGGCGACAAGGCGCGCTCCAAGTTGACCTCGCTGCGCACCATCTGGGAGCCCGAGGTTCGCTACTCGCTGGCCGAGCGTGCCGATGCTGCATCGAAGGCCGGCATGGACATCCCGTGGGCCGAGAAGATGACCTCGATCTGGCAGTACCCGCCGGAGAAGGTCGCTGAGATGCAGGCTGCGCGCGACGCCGAGGTCAAGGCCGCGACACCGCCGCCCCCGGTCGTCACTCCGCCGCCCGCACTGGTCCCGACCGAGCCGGCGTCGGTCGTCGAACTTCCCCGCCCATAGCGGGGTCCGCCCCTATGGCGGTCGCTCCACCCTCGCCCGACAGGGCAACCAACCCATCCCGACAGGGAGACATGCATGACTGCCACACCCCCCGAGGTGCCTGCCGTTCCCGCCGTCCCGGTGGTTCCCGCAGTACCTACCCAGCCGCCCGTTGCTGCAGCACCGGCGGCCCCTGCAGTCCCCGCGCTGCCGGTTGCCCCTGCCCCTGTGGTGGACAACGGATTCCCGGTGAACACCCCGCTCGAGCAGATGACTACCGAGCAGCAGGTCGCGTACTGGAAGCACTACTCGCGCCAGCATGAGGCGACCGCCAAGGCCCGGGCTGACTATGACGTGGTCAAGGCCAAGGCGGACGAGCTCGACCAGTACAAGGCCGCGAACGCCACGGAGCACGAGAAGGCCGTCACGGCCGCCGCTGCTCAGGCTCGCGCTCAGGCACTACAGGAGACCACTCCTCGTCTCGTGGCTGCCGAGTTCCGCGCCGCCACCGCAGGCCGTCTCACCCCCGAGCAGCTGGCTACCGCCTTGGAACCGCTCGACATGAGCAAGTTCCTCGACTCAACCGGCAACGTAGACACGGCCAAGGTTGCAGCGCACGCGGCGATCCTCGCGCCCGCCCCCGCTGCCGCTGTGTTCCCGAACCTCGGTCAAGGCCAGCGCCCCAGCGGCGTGGGTCCGTCCGTTGCTGCGGGCAAGGCGATGTTCGAGGCCCAGAAGAAGCCTGCACCAACCACTTGAGCCGACACGGCCGCACTGATCGCCGCAAACCGCGGCGCCCCACCATCCCCAGAAGGGGGAATCCGTTATGCCTCGCATGAAGAGTGAGACGTACGGTGCCGGCGACCAGTCCTGGCTCGGTTCCGCTCACGGCATCTACAACGGCCGGACCGAGACGATCGACATCTCCGCGTTCACCGCCGGCACGCACTACCCGAACGGCTACATCCCGTCCGGCACCCCGGTCGCGCTGTCTGCCGGGCTTCTCGTCCCGTACGACAAGACCGAGGCCACTGTCACCGGTGCAGGCATCCTCGCCGGTCACATCCTCACCGACCAGCCAGTTCCGGCAGGGTCCACCGCCGACTTCGCGGCGCCTCTGCTCGACCACGGCCGCGTGAAGGTCTCGAAGGTTCCCTACAACAACACCTTCACGTTCGCTGCGCCCGTCGCAGCCGCGAAGGCCGCCGCCAGCAACTTCGTCTACGTGGCGTGAGAGGGATCTGACTCATGGCTCTCTGGACTGACATCATCGACCCCGCCAGCCTGACCGGGTACGCCCGCGCGGCCCTGGCTGACTACGAGGCAAGGCGCGGAAGTCTCGCGCAGTGGCTCCCGAACCGCGACGTCGCGGACATCGTCGTCCGCTTCGTGCAGGGCCAGACCGGCCTGCAGGACGTGGCGAACTTCCGCGCCTACGACGCGGAGATCGAGATCGGCAAGCGGCCCTCCGGGAAGCGCGTCACCCTCGAACTCCCGGCGCTGGGCCAGAACCTGCCCGTGTCGGAGTACGAGCAGCTGCGTGCCCGCGGCGGCAACGTCTCGGACGCCGCGGCGCTCATGTCCATTCAGAACGTGACCAAGATGGCCGTCCAGGCCGTCTCGGACCGCATCGAGCTCCTGCGCGGCACGGTTCTGAACACCGGCAAGGCGACCGTGACCGGCAACTACGTCATGGACGACGACTTCGGTCGCCCGGCGGGTCACACGCTGACCGCCCCGGCGCTGTGGTCGATCGCTGGCACCGACCGCCTCACCCAGCTGCAGACGTGGACCGACCTGTACCTCGACACCAATGGTGAGGCTCCGGGTGCGCTGGTCATGTCGAC